GGGAGGACAGGCAAGCCAAGCTCGAGATCGTCTCGGAACGCATAAAAACACGTCCCGAACCAATCAGTACTGGCAGCTTCAAGTTGTACACAATTGAAGGAGGGGTTGGGATCAGACCGGAAGTAGAAGGGGCGACCATACATCCAAGGAAAAGAAAGACAGTGCCATCCGTCAGAGGAGGCGGACCATGTCATCCAAGTCTGATGAGTATTACCAATGATAGTGGTAATGGGCCAAGTTTTGGCCAGGCCGTCGGACTCTCCAGCACCGACCATCCTGGTCTTGACGGAATAACCTCCGCGAACTGCACCAAAACAGTTGAGAAAAGCGGAGTGGGTCACCTCCGTGAAATCAGGATTCTGATAAAAATCACGAGCCTGAGAAATCGAAGTGACAAAGGGCCGATAACGCTTGAGGACGTCGTTGAAGGTAACAGGGACGTCGGTCATGGCGTACCCATCGTCGATAAGATATGAACACTGGTCGACAATGGGGTCAAAAGAAGCAGAGGAAAAATGGGTCTGAATGGCACTCTGCTTGACCGCCCCGGGAACAGAAGGGAGAGGGGGGGCATCGACCCGGCGAAGGCGTCGGGTCTTTGAACTGGGAGGTGGGGGGGCAACCTTCTCAGACGAGGACAAAGGAGGAAGCGGGGAAGAAGCACCGACACTCCAAGTATCCGGGCGCCGCTCCATGGCAAACTGGGCATCAGGGCCTCCAGCAAGCCAGAAAACGAGACCAATGGTGGGGTCAAGGGCAGAATCGTTTCCAATAATAGGAGTGAGAAGCTTGTACTCCAAGGTGAAGGGAGGGGTCTCCTGGTACCAAGCAAGGTCGTTCACGAAGGGGACAGTGAAGGAAACCGTGGTGTCCCCCTTTATGTCAATGATCTTGACAATGTGGTCGTCGTAGTTCGTCGAAGTGGAAGAGGTAGGCCTCATATAGATGGCAAGACGTGCAGAAGTGAACGCAGAAGCGTAGGCTTGCATCGTGATCCTCAAGGAGGCCTTCCAGAAACAAAACATCGAAATACAACGACCCAGGGGAGTAGGGGTTAAGGCCGTGGGAATGGTACCCGTAGGCGCAAGGTTGGTGAGGGACACAACCTTGGCGAGGCCAGGCAAGGCGGCGTACTGAGCAATAGTCCAAGTGCCCAGCCGAACACCAAGCCCACTAAGCATGGTACCGTAGTTGTTCTTGGAATATGTGACGGGAACCGCGAGAGCAGCGGTGTCAGAGGTAAAGTGGTCGGAACACACAGAATTGAAGGTTCGAGTCGGGTCGACGACGACCTCAGGCTTGTCGAGGAGCAACGGAGCGAGAGGGGCAAGGGCGCCGACAGTAGGGGCAAGACCAGACACCGTGTTGACGCCAATCTTGAGAATGTCAAAGAGGGAACCAAAGACAGTGCCCAAAATGGGTATGGAGGAAAGAGTGGGGGCGGTCTCAGAAAAAGACTTGTCTGCACCGTTCCCTCGAAGGTTGGCATCTTTGGCCGGAGTGGGAACAAAGTGACTCTTCACGTCCTTCCCACCGATCTTGGAAGTGACCTCGATCTTGGACTGAGCGACGGGGACATCGCCTGGATCGGCATTGAGCTGAAGGACTGGGTCCACATAACAAGCAAAGACCTGGACAGTGATAGTGTCGGTAAGGGTATCTGAACTCGCGACCAAAGGAGAAAGGACCTCCACCGCGACATAGGTGGGCTGAACAACACCAAAGGCGGCAGGGTCAGTGGAACGAAGCCACTCTCGGTTGTAACCGTAAGCGATTTCGACCTCAGCAGACTGTTGAGTGGAAGCCGACATGGTGACGGGAGTGAGAAGAGCTCTCTGCTCCCTGTACTGGCCCATAGCGGGGTACATGGGCCAGGAGGAGACCATCAAAGCGCCGGAATAGAACTGGTTCGAGTTGATACGGATCATCACCTTGAAATTGGCGCGATAATAGCGATATTGGGCGAGCAAGGGAGCAAGCTCGAGGTTGGTACGAAGAAGGTTCTCAACGTCACCCAACCAAAGGACACCAGAGGAAGTGGTGGACCAACTGAATTCGGTCAAGTAGCGCAGCCGAGAAAGCATACGCACAGGGGTCTGTTCTGGAAGGGTCTGAACTGACCGAGAAGTAGGCAAGGGAGAAACAACGGCCTCGCTACCGACAGTGGACATATTCGCCTGGACAATGGAATGATTTGAAGGAGTCACGGGCGTAGTGAGCTCCTGAGATGAAGTTGAAGTTTCGGAGGTATCTAAAAGGCTCATTCACAACGCAAATACCAAAGCGTCGTGGAGCAACCTCAACTAAGAGGTCACCTAGGGCGGCTACGACAGCCGCCTTCGGAATTACGCGCACAGTTTCGTCTGCGCGAATGTGTACCCAACTACGTACATGTAGACTATAGAATGGAACCGGCAAGTTTTCGCCGGACCCTGCAGGGTAGGCCTGCAGCCCTAGAACTGCCCCCGAAGGGGCAAATGGTCCCAGGAGGGACCTAGAGGCCATAATGCGCCTCTAGAAGCGCGCGCTGAGCAACGCGGTACTTCTGGGAAGAAAAGTTGAGGCCATAGTGAGAGGCAAGCTTCGTAGCAAAAGCCCGGACGTCCTCATAGAACTTCTCTCCATGTTGAATGGACTCGAGCAGAGCACTCTGAATCCTGGACTTGATCATCTCACGGGCGAGTTCACCCTCAGAAGCATGGGTGTACTGGAGAATGGAATGGACGGTGCTCGCAGGCAGTGGGGCGTACACAATTCCGTCGCGACGACAGAAAGAGCGCTTAAGCATCGTGACTTGGTCAGGACTGACGGGACCATTGTCCTCACTCTTGTCGGCAGCCGTCCAGACAAGCCCATAGCGAGCGAAGAACCACTCACTAAGCTTCTTCCGCTGAAACCCGTAATGGTGAGGGACACTGAGCCATCCGTCATCACTGTACGTGGCGAGGTGGAAAGAAGAGACACCACGTGAGGCCATATAAGACGCGACTCCTTCCATCTGGACATAAGAACCGATAATGGAGGTCAAGTAAATGCCGGAGGGATCGATGCCATAAACGAGAAAGCCAACGCTATTGGCAACATGGACCTGAATGCCAGCACACAAAATGATGTTCCGGTTACGAAGGTGGGCATGAGAAGGGAAACGAGTGTTGACTTCAGCGGCAAAGTTGACGAGGGCCACATAAGGAATGGTAATGTCGTAGCGCTCAAAATCACCAGTGAACTGGTCGTAAGAGGGGTCCCAGAGCTTCATGCGCGACGCCAAATGGGCGGCGTCAACACTGGTCATATTGATACCAATGATGCACGCAGAATCGGCGGGGTTGCTTTCAAGTGCGGCAACCCACGACCCGAAAGCGCGACGACACACAAGAAGGTAGACGAGGTCACACACGTAGTAAATGCGGGTCTTTCCTAGGGCCACGCGCTCGTTCTCGCGAAGCTCCATCTTGAGGTTCTCCTCTATCCACAAAGGATAAGGCTGGGTAGCAAGTCGATCCCAGGCCTCGTCGAGCATGCGGGTCAAAACAGGGCTGATAGTACGAGCCTCGAAATCAATGAGGTCACGGCGAGTCGCGTTGATGAGCTTGAGGACAGGACCCACAGAGGTAGAAGGGTCAATGGACTTAATGGAACCGCCGTCACCGAAAACGGCAGCTTCCCAGGAAGGAAGGTGGTCGAAAAGGACGTCTTTGGTGGTATTCGGAAACCACAAATGATCGACGGAAACGGCCTCGACAGGTCGATAGGGGGCGACCTGGCCCAACTTGTCCCACGCAAGGGAAAGGGGGGAAACCCTCTCTCCTTTCTCGTTGATAAAGGGAGCGAGACGAGTAGGGGCCATAGTAACTGGCCACGGAGACTTGATCGGGATAGGGACAATCTCGTTCTTCGTGTTGGCATGGGCACGATTCTCCTTGGCGATGAGGCCGTAGGCGCCAGTCCCAGGGATGTGGTCAACGACGAGAGACTGACGGGCAGGGAGGGCGGCAGAAGCGTACTCAGGAGCGGGGTTAACAGCGAACTTAAGCGCGGCAGAGTCGAATGCGCTGAACCAGCTCTCAAGCTTGGAGGGAACGCCAGCAACGTGAATGGCAAAGCGGCAGCCCGAACGAAGATCGATGATGGCAAGTCCACACATACCGCTCTCATTGTAGAACTCGCGAGCGCCGCAATTCCAAGAGTCGCCGATTGAGTACTTAACCTGAGAGGAAATGGAAACGTAAACAACGCGCTGACCGCTCTCGATACGGGGGTGAAAACGGAGGGCAACGGGGTTCTTGGGCAATGACTCGGCCCAGTTTGGAGCATTCATGACCGAAGGGATCTCAGGGATGCGCATGCAGACCACGTCGAGGTCGGCACCACCAGAAGAAAGGACGAAAACGTCGCGCTTGTAAAACGCTTCGTCGATGGGAATCTCGCAGGGCCGAGCTCCCAACTCGCGAGCAACTTGAAGGGTAGCTCCGGGGGAAATCATGTGGAAGGGGAACAACCAAAAATCGCCCTTGAAACCAGTCATGTAGCAAGAAGCCTTGGTCTCCTGGTCTCCGGAACGTATAATAGTGGCAATGGTCCCGGTATTGGCGAGGACCTTCTTGCTGAGCTCCAAGATACGGTTCGAGAGGGGGACTCCAGCCTGGGCCTCACGAATGTCCCATCTGTTGGGGATGTAAACGTCGCTGGGCTGTTCAAACTCTCGCGTCTGGTAACGATTGACGCGAGTCTTGGGCTGGTTTTTCTTCTTGATGCGAGGTTCAGCATCATAATCGCGAGCCTGGGCGGCGGGATCAGGGATGGAGTCCTTGCCGTCAACCAACTCAAGGTCGTCGAGCGGTCCGTTGAAGGCACGTACGCTCTCATCACCCCAAGGGGTCTCAGCCGCAGGAGGGAAGATGTAGGAAAACGCCTTCTTGATCACATAAATGGCAAGTTTCGTAGCGGCGTAAGCGACACAAAAGTTCAGAACCACGTGTCCAACGACATAAGCAGAAAGGTAGTACTTCATCGAAGGATAAGCAGAGTAAAGGGTTCCAAAAGCAAAATCGGCAGCAAACTTCACTTGTCCGAAGGTGACCTGAGCCTCGACTTCGTCGTCTCCTGGTGCGAAAACTGGGAACTCAATAACGGCAAGAGCGTCCGAGGGAGGGACAACCTGAAAACCGCGAGGGCCGGAAGCCATGATCTTGGTTCCCGAAGGGACGAGGACAGGAGCCTCTGGCTCCTGGGCACGCTTAACGGAATGCTCAACGAAACCAGTAATAAGGTCGAAGAACTCCTGTTCAGAAAGGAAAGTACGCTGGTGGCCATTGATGACCACGTCATTTCGGGCAGGGTCAAGCTGGAAAGTAACAACGTCGCCGTTGCGAGAGAAAACCGCGTCTATAGCAACGCGAGAAGTAAGGGCAGAAGGGTCGTTCAACTGAAGATCGAGAGGCTCGTGGACGAAGTCAGGGTTGGAAGTGGAAAGAAGAACGAAAGGGGCATAGTTGGTCACACCCTTCTTGTTCATGTCAGCAACCTTGAGCTGGGTAAAAGCTGGACCAACCCAAGTGAGAAGGCTGTTGGCAAGAGAACTGCGAACCTTCTTGTCTTTAGAGTTGAAGATGTCATCAATGAAATGGATCACGTGAGACTTGCAGTGGCCATCGTGAAACTCCTCCGTCTCAGGAGGACAGTACACGCAAGTGTCATAGTCAAAGGGAGCAGAAACGTGACCTTGAGACAGCAAGTAGGCGTAGAGGCTCGGAGCAAGCTTCTTCGCCACATAGTCGGTCTTACCCGCGCCCGGAGCAGAGCGCAGGTTTACCCACACCGGAACGGGTCGCTTGCCGACGAAACCAGTGGCGTGGTTGATCTTGGTTTCGCACTTCGTAAGGGCAGGAAGCAGACCGTTGACGACGGCGGACCAGCACGGGGCAAGACGCCCAATGGCTGGACCATTCTTGGTGAGAAAGTTGGTGAGCCATTTCTTTTCGGACGCAACAGCAATGGCAACATCAGTCCGAACTTTGACCTCAGAAGGAGTGAGCATGGTGAGTTCATCCAAGGTCTTGGCAATAGTCTCGTGGTGAGACACGATCTCCGCCTCAAGGACAGTGGTAGGGTAAGGGACACCATTGGCCCAGGCCCAGCAACGCATGATAAACGTCGCGGCGTTTTCGCCGAGCCAGGACAAGGCAGAGGCTCCAGTACGAAAACGAGGGAGGTCGATCTTACCAAAGGAGCCTCCGAACACGAAGGTCAAGACTGGACCAAGCCACTCAAGGGCTTGAGCAAGAGGTCGGGGATTGGGGACTTCAGGGAGAAGGACAGCATACAAGTGCTTGGTCACAAAAGAAGCTCCTTCGTCAAGGTATCCGACGAAAATAGAAGACACCCAGAAGGCAAGGCCAGAAACAACGACGCCCAGTCTCTTGAGAGAAGGAAACACCGAGGCATAGGCGTCACTAAGGGCGCTCTTGATCGCAGTAGCAAAACGAACAAAAGCGTCCAAAACGCTCTTGAGAGTGGAGGTGACAGTAGTGGTGAACTCAGCCACAGTATCCGCCGCGCAGGTGACGCGGCGAAACGTGGAAACACCCGTCTCCAAAAATTCTTGGACGACGGGGGCAACGCGCTTGCCCAAGCCCACAACGGCATGAGCAGAAATGGCAATGAGCAGGGAAAGCATAGCGTAAAGAATGATAGGAATCACTTCGACCTGTTCGACAGGAAAGTCGTCGAGAGGGAGGTCAAGTCGGATACGATTGAGCCGACGGGTGCGGGAGGTCGGGGCAACGTGAACAAGGAGTTCGGCGATAATAAAACGCCATTCCTTGGCGTCAAGCCAGTCTCGGGCTATCTCGTCGAACCGAGTCCGCTGCCACTTGGAAATGGCATTGAGAACGGAGACAAGACAACTCTCGAACTCTTGGTCGTCCGATACGATAACAGAACGACCAAATTCGTGGATAGTCGAAGGAAGGCGAGAACGAAGAACGCGAATGCGGGCAACAAGATCGCGCCCAGTGGCCTGAGGAACGGCCCGGCTTATAGGAGAGAGGGGCGAACGGAGAAGCATCGCCCTAAGCGACTCGGCGGTAAGGCGAGAGGCGACAGAAAAAGGGGGGGGAGGGGGGGGTTTCGGGATCAAGCCCGTGGGAACGGGCGTGGCAGACTCAAAGAGAGAGTCGCCAATTACGACGTAGGTACCGTCGTTAGGAATGTCGTGGACATTTTTCTCAAAGTGGTAAAGAATGGTCTGTGACGAGCCGTCATAAACGGAATAAAAGCAATCGTCATCGAGCAAAGCCTCAACCGAAGGAGTATAAGGAACACGGTCCTCTTCCTCAACGGGAGTGAACTGGGAGTCAGAAAGGACTTCCTCAGTGAGAGAAGTGGAAGGAGCAAAGGTATGATGCTTCTTCCGATGGGACTTCATCTTTCGCAAGAGAGCATAGGCAGATTCGTTCATCGGAACGTTTCCGCTTCTGCCCCCAAACTGGGGAGAAGGAGAGGTGGACACAGGAACACGGTCCTGTGGGGTTACCCTAGCGTAGGGGATTCCCTGCGTGTTATACACACGTGGGTACTCGATATTATCCTCGAGGGGGAATT